TATTCATTCGATTATGATTTTGACGACAACACTTCAATTCGTGCAAATCACAAATCTCAAGAATCACCATTTAAAGTAGGCGATCAAGTCAATGTTATTGTAAAAGGAACAAAAGAAGATTTCACCTGGGGATCAGTACAACGCAAGATGGAAGGATTCGAGTTTGGAAATAGAGAAGCTACATCTACTTCAACATCAAATTCTGTTACTAGATTTCACGACCGAGATGAGCGTAGACAGCATTTAATTATGAATCAATGGGCAATTAAAACAGCTATTGATTGCGAATTAAGTGTAGTATCGCCAGACAAGTTTGAATTACGAAATGCTATTGCAATAGCTAAAATGTTAAAAAAGTACGCTCTTGATTTGGACAATGTAGACGTTACTTTGCAAGCTGACGAATTAATTGAAAAACCGTTCTAATGAAACATAAATCAGACTTTCACGAATTTATAGGCAAGCACTATGGAACACAAAGGAGAATGGCAAACTCTTTAGGTGTTACACCAGAGACAGTTAGATCTTGGATAAAAACAAACCCAAGAGGAATGCTAAAATACTCACCTGAAATAGTAAAAGATAAAAATGTTACAGCTTCACAAATTCTATGGGAAGTTGTTTATCGAGAAAAAGAGCTAAAAAACAATGCTTGATTATTTTACTTTTGCTAGTGAGGACGCTAAACAATACGGAGTTGATGGAGCTATTATGCTTCATCATATCCGCTATTGGGTTGCAAAAAATGAAGCTAACGACAGAAACTTTCACGAAGGTAAATACTGGACATACAACAGTCAGCAAGCTTTTGCTAAGTTGTTTCCGTTTTGGACGGCTCGTAAAATAGGTAGATTGCTTACAAAGCTTGAAGATGAAGGCGCAATAGTATCAGGAAATTTTAACGACAAAAGATACGACCGTACTAAGTGGTTTACTTTGACAAATGCAATTGACAATTTAAGTAGTATGCATATGTCAAATATGACAAATGGATATGTCAAAAATGACTCAACTATACCAGATAACTACCAAGAGACTAAACAAAATACAACACATATAGTGTTGCCATTTGACTCAGATTTGTTTAAAGAAAGTTGGACACTATGGAAAAAGTATAAGAAAGAAGAACATAAATTTGGCTACAAGTCAGCAGTATCAGAACAAGCTGCGTTAAAGAAATTAAGCAATCTATCTAACAACAACGAACAAGATGCAATCGAACTTATCGAACACGCCATTGCACAAGGCTGGAAAGGATTCTACAATAACAGAACAAGCACAAAAAATAAAACTTTCGATCAAGAAAAGTTTTTTAACCATATCGAATCACTCTAATTTATCACTAAGTGATGCTTGGCACTTAGGTACAAATGTAAGGTCTGCATACAAGCACGAACCTAAAATGACTATTGTTGGTCTAACGGCATTGCTTAAAGATGCTCTTGACTATTTAGAAATGAATAAAAGCTTTAGGCACGAAGGCGATTATATAGACGCAGTTACATATTTAATTGAACAATTTCCAGCAATGAAATTAGAAGAATGGAAAGTGATTACTAAAAGATTAAAAGCTGGTTATTATGGCAAAATGTACGAAAGACTAAAGTTACCAGAACTTGTTGAAATATTTCAGCAACACGAAGGCGAACGAGGCGATATGATCGAAAACAACTACAATAGACAAAAAGTAGTATATAAACAAGAAGCTGCACAAAAAGCTAAGCAAGAACCTTTAACAAAGGAACAAATAAAAAAGTGGCAAGAATTTAAAGATAAACTTAATTTGCCTGAATCTGACGTTGACGAACGTGGACGCTGGAAGTTTATTGTATATCCTAATTCAACAGAAAACAACACAAATCAAGATGAAGATAGCTGATTCAAATACAAAAAAACAAAGTTACTTTGCTAAAGTAAAGCCTGAAAAATTTAGAAATTACTTAAAGGCAAAATACTATGGTATAGAACCCTTTGATAAGTCTCAAAGCTATGCAACTTTTGTCACACGAGAAAACGAAAAGCATTATAATAATAATGCAATATTTACAGAATATAAATTTACATACCGATATTTGGCTCGTTGCGCAAGTCGACTAGGTATAAAAGCAACACCTTGGGATAGAGAAATCGCTTTTAGTATGTTTTTCGGAATACAAAAAGAAGCCGAGTCTATTAAATGCCCAGAATGTTGTGGTCTAGGTTATATTTCAAAATGAATGAACTTAGCACTATAGGGATAATAAACAAAAATAACCCGACAAGATTACGCTTAGTAAAAGACAAGCATTGTTCCTATGACGCAGAGGACGACCTACACATTGTAGAAATTAAAAACCGACGTTCGTACTATTCGACCAAAATGATTGAGGCGATGAAGTTGTTTTCTAATTATCAGAAAGCACAACTAAAGAACAAGTTTTTTATATATGTAGTAACAGACGAAAAAGGTCTTTACACTTTTAACATATCAAAACACATTGACAAAATTGTTGCATCTGGTTTAATAAAAAAAGAACAACCAAGCAAGACTGACTTTAAAGGAGGCAAGACAATAATAAAATACTACTACAATCTCGACGAAGAACTTTCGTCATTTACTTATCCCCAATAGTTGCAAAATACTTTTAATTGTTTTATATAGTCCAACTATGGAAGGACTTGTTATTGCAATGGTGATTCTTGCTTTCGTTGACATAGGCGTTGAATACTACTTGTACCAAGGACTTAGAGTTAACGAAGCAATTATTGCTTTACTTGGTATTATGTATTTATGCCTGTAAAAAAATCAACACTAATCAAAAAACTTGACAAAGTGTTTAGTCAATACATAAGACTAAAAGATGCTGATCACGCAGGATATGTTAATTGTTTTACTTGTGGCGTAACAAAAAATTGGCGTGAAGTAGACGCAGGACATTTTCAGTCGCGAGGTAAATACGCAACACGTTGGCACGAAGATAATGTAAAGCCACAATGTAAACGATGCAATGGTTTTAGAGGTGGTGAACAATATCAATTTGCACTTAACCTTGGAACGGACTTAGCAGACGAACTTGTTTTATTGAGCAATCAACCAGCTAGATTTACTAACGACGAGTTGTTAGAAAAAATAAAACACTACCAACAGAAACTGAAAAAACTTTTGTAAGCTTTGGGTGTGGTTCAAAAGTACATAAGAGAAAACTACGATGCGATTATTGACATTGCTAAAGTAATAACGCAAGGTCGACACCCCGATTACGAAGACTTGGCACACGAAGTTATTGTGATGGTTCTTGAAGCTAATCGAGATAAGATGCGGGTTATCGTCAAAAAAAATCAAATGCGTTTTTGGATAATTCGGTTATGTATAAATAACTATCGTAGCTCAACAAGTCGCTATCACTACAAATACAGAAAGCCAAAAGAAAGACACAAAAAAGCCGCAGAGCATCTTAATCACTTACATAATTTAAATGACGTTGAGCAAAAAAAATGGAATGAAGTTTTACTTAATTTTATAGAAGATAAGTTACAAGATGTTGACTGGTTTGAAAAAAATTGCTTTGCTATTTACTACGGCGATCGACATTCACTAAACTCAATGGCGAAAGAAACAGGCATTAGTCGTAACACGTTGTATCGTGCTATTCGTGATGTCAGAAATTACATACAAAATGAAATCGAAAAGCAAGGGCTTAGGAGATACAATACAAAAAATAACTGAAGCAACTGGCGTAGAAAAAGTCGTAAAGAAGTTTTTTGGCGACGATTGTGGTTGCGACAAACGACGCGATCGTTTAAATAAAATGTTTCCCTATCGTCAGATAAAAGAAATGACAAAGGAACAATACACGTTTTTTAAAGACGTGTTGCAACCTGCATATCGTGGACACCAAACGCTTAAAGTAAAAGAATCTGACTTTTTTTATCAGATGTATAACGACATCTTTGGAAAGAATCAAAAAAAGACAAAGTGTACAACGTGCAATAAAAATATGTATATTGAATTACTTAAAGTATTTGAAGCGCAATGTACAAATGACGAATAATATTTATTTAAACGTGGGATATTTATACGATAAGGACGGTAAGGCACAAGAAGAAATTACTAAAAGTCAAGCGTTAGATTTAACAAAGAAACGTGTTGAACTAATGGGCTATTCTTGGCACGAACTAAAAAGCGCAAAGCGATATAGATATTTAACTGATATGCGCAAGGTTGTATGTACTTATCTTTACGACAACCGTTGGACATTTCCACAAATTGGAAAGCTATTAAAGATGGATCACACGTCCGTCATTTATCACCGTCGCACATTTAACGAACTACTACAAACTGACGACCAAATGCAAACGCTTTGGCTACAATTTAAAAATACATAATGAGCGCACGAAAAGCTAAACGTCACATCAACGAATCTGACGACTATCTTGTTTTAACACGAAAGCGAGATGTCATAAACGTAGACCACAAGGACAACGATTCATTAAATATTATATTAGACTTAGCAGTTGCTAACAAACACTTTTTAGGATTGTTAAAGTCTGTAATCAAATCAGTAGATGAATATACAAAGCAAGAAAATACCGATAAGTCAGATTCAAGTCGACCCAAACAATCCCAGGATTCTAAACAAGACGAAATTCAAGAAGCTGAAGTCATCGATTAAGAACTTTCCTGAAATGCTTGAAGTGCGACCTATCGTCGTAGCTGACGGGTTAGTAGTTGGTGGAAATATGCGACTTCGTGCGCTTCAAGAGTTAGGACACGAAGAAGTTACTATTCTTGACGTAAGCGATTGGACACAAAGCCAACGCGACGAGTTTATGATTAAAGACAATCTAAACTTCGGCGACTGGGATTACGATATACTTGCAAACGAGTGGGAAGGTACTGACTTGGAAGATTGGGGGCTTGACTTGTGGCAAGAAGAAAAGCCAAAAGAAGAAAAAAAGCAAAGTAGTATTAAGATTGATTTTAACGATGACGATTACGACACGGCAAACGAACTTATAAACGCACTTAAAAATGCAAACACTTATATTGGTGGTATTGTGTTAGACGCATTGAGATTGCAATTTAAATAACACAAATGTCACATAATAAAAAAGACTTTCTTGAAGCACTTGAACGATCTCTTGGTGTGGTAACGACAGCGTCAAAAGCGTGTAACATATCAAGACGAACGCATTATCGTTGGTTAGACGAAGACGAAGAATATGCTAAGTCAGTTAAAGAAATTAAAGACATTGCTTTAGACTTTGCAGAAAGCCAACTACACAAACAGATTGGTGAAGGCAATACAACTGCAACAATATATTTTTTAAAAACACAAGGCAGAGACAGAGGATA